CTATCGAACGGGGTTCACAGCCTTCCCGATCCGGCGGTAGACGCGTTTCGTGATCTCCTGAGTCGTGTGTCCGAGCAGGTCTGAGGCGTCGGCCAGGCTCTCGATATCGGAGGCCGCCTTGGGGCGAATGTCCCGGAATTGGAACTGCATGATCTCCCTGGCCAAGTCTTGGTCACCCGCCTTGATCGCCTCCTCGGTCGCAGCCTTACGTGCGGTATCGAACCTGGTGCGAAGCATCTTCTCTGTCATCGGCTGGCCCTTCTCGTTGGTGACCAGCGCCGGAGAATCGGAGGCGATCGACTCGACCAGGTGGCCGAGCTGCGTCATCTGCCCGTCGGCGCGGCGGAGCCGTATCCGGAGCTTGCGCGACGTCTTGTTCTGCCCGACCAGCAGGTAGTCCCCGGAAACGTCGCTCTTGCGCAGCTTCCTCACGTCAGCCGGGCGTTGGCCTGTCAAATACGCGAGGTCCATCGTCACCCGCAGATCGTCCGGGGCTTTCTCGTAGAGCGCCTTCCACACCTCGTCCGTGACGTACACATCGCGCGGCTGCTCCTTGTTCTTCTTCACCCCGCGACAAGGGTTTTCCATGCTGGTGATGCCCCACTCCCTGGCCATGTTGTAGGCGAAGGAAAGCAGGGTGATCTCCCTATTCGCTCGAACCTTGGCCGTCCTGGCGTCTCGGTACTGAGCGATGGTGCTCGGCGTAATGTCCTCTACCGGGGCTTCGTCAAAGGCGCCCAGCAGTTGGCGGATCATCTTCGAATACTCTTTCTGGGTCTTCGGCGCCTTCGTCGGAACCACGTCCCGCTCGAACCTGCGCAACAGGTCGCCGACGGTCCGAGTGGTTGGCGGTACGGCCTTTCTCTCCAGCTTCGCCCACTTCTCCCGAGCCTCATCCAAGTCCGTGCCCAGCGGGATCTCCCTGCGCCTCCCCTCAGCATCCCGCCCGTCGTAGTAGTAGCCGACCCAGACCTTTCCTGACTTCATCGTCCGGGTACGTTTGATCATGCGAGGCGGCAGGCCCCGGTTCTTGTTGCTCCGCGGTCTCATCATCTAACCCTGGACAGGTCCAGGCTCCACTTCTCGGTTGCTTCCATCGTCGGCTTCACTCCGGCCAGCTTCAGGCGGGCATATACGCGCCCAACTATCGGGCGGTTCGCCGCGGTCACGGCGTACTTCCAGCCGTACCTATTCAGCCACTCGATCTGCTGGCTCGGGTACTTGCGCCCAGTCAACTCGGCGACTTCCTCTTCGGACAGGAACTCGGATACGGGGCTAGTCGAGCTTCCCATTCCCTATCTCCTCTTCGTTGCGCGCTACGGCCAGGCGTTGCGGTGCTTCGTGCCGCCTGCGGGCAACCAACTCACCGTCAACCACCTCGGCCGGTTCTTCCAGGCACACCTTCTCCAGGGCCTTGAGCGCAGCGCGGATGTAACTCGGTACGGCTACTGACTTTTGGTAGTGCTCGAGCAGCCGCTGCTTGCTGTCCTCCGTCACGCATTGGAAGTGGTCGAGAGCCTCTTTGGCAGCGGCGACGACTTCGTCTGGCTCTGCTCCTACCTCGCAACGAACCCAACCGATCAGGCGGCGCAGGTGGTTCTTCTCGGCCCGGGTCAGCCGGCGCGCGGTCATTTGCCTACTCACGCCCTACCTCCGGTTTCCGTTCGATCACGCGCATCGATCCGTCTCGGCAATGCAGCGTCAGGGCGGCCCGCCTCGTCTCGATCGTGCCGTCGTTGTGGATCACAGTCTGGGGCACGCCGTAAAGCGGCCCGCCGGGTGCGAACGGGTCGGGCAAAGCCTCGGGGTTTTCCTCTGCGAATCGCAGCATCTCGGCGATGATGCAGTTGAATAGCGGGCCGTCCTTCAGGTCCGCCTCTCGCCTTCCGCTGAAAGCGCTCGAGCTATCCTCAAGGCCCTCGACGAAGGCGATGTGGTTGAGCATCTGCCCAGGCTTGCCGCCTTGTATGGCGGCGCGATGGACCGGGTTGACGCCCAGGGCATCGCAGATGCGATCAACTCCACTCTCTCTCTCGATCCACCTCTCGGCCTGCAGCAGCCAGGCGCCAAGGGTGGCTTGGGCCTTCTCGTGGTAACCGCTGGATGTCTTCCGGAACTCTTTCGCCTGTTCCAACCGGGATCTGGTGAATGGAAGGCCCTTCCTTGCTTCCTTGATCTTTCGGTCAGCGCTGGTCCTGTCTGCCTCCCAGCCGAGCTGGTACTGTCTGGCCATGCGCCGCGCGACCAGTAGGCGAGTGAGCGCGGAGAGGTCTGGCTTGTCCCAGATGTTGAGCAGACGCTCCAGGTTCTCGTAGGTCATCAGCATGATGGCGGCTCCTTGTCCACGCCCATCCTATGGAGTAGACGTTCCTTGCAGAGCTGTTCTTGAAGGCGATGGATCTCGCTGGTGTAATTCTTCGCAGTCCGCAGCGAGCCGAGCACGAATCCGACGTAGAGGCCACCCACGCACCAGACGATGCAGAGGAATAGTGTTCCGATCATGGCTGGCGCCCCTTGTCCGTGTCGCAGATCCGCAGGTCGACGCCGCAGGCCTGGACCAGTTCGGTCAACTCGCCGAGCTTGGTGTTGGGGTTCTGCATCGCCTGGCCCAGGCGGACCAACTGCTGGCCTAGGGTGGCGAGCGGGGTAGGGCGATACCCTGGTGGTGGTGGAATGTCGGAGCCTCTCATCACTGGCATACCTCCCAGATGAACAGGGTCTTGAACGGCTGGAGCGTGGCGCCGGCGGCAACAGTGGCCAGGCCAAACAGCGCGACGAGTGCGATGGCGGTCAGTGCTTTTCTCATGCATCACCCAGTAGGAGTCGCATCGCCGCGTAGGTTTCGGGGGCTCCCCTGCTGCGTTGCCAGTCCAGCCCAGCTTCTTGCAGGAAAAGGTTGGTGAGCTTTCCCCAACTGCTCGCCAGTGCGGCCCACTCCTGGCTGTGCTGGGCCATCTCGCGGATGCGTGGCGCCCATTCAGGGATCAGGTTCAGCAGAAGCAGGCAGCGATTCAGATCATCCGGGTCATGGGGATAGGCCGCGTGATGGCGTTCCATGGGCAGACCGAGCATGTGATCGTGGATGGCCCGCGAAGACGCTCCCACTTGACCGTCCCTCAGCCATCTCGCGGCCCGCTCCTCGATGGTGCTGCCGGTACCGGGCATGCTGGTGTCGTAGCCCAGCGGGCAGCCGGCGTTATCCAGGGCTTTGACGCAGGCATCATCGAAACTTGCCAGGTCAACCCGGCCCTGAATCAGGTCGTTCATTACCGGGGTGATAGCGTCGAGCTGGCGCTGGTTGAGGGCATGGCCCTTGAGGGTGATGCTCATGCGTCACCGCCTTCCGCCGGCGCGGTCCAATTGTGAATGGCCAGTTCCACACGGTCGGTAGCGACGTCAACGCCTGCGCACAGAACCTCGGCCGACCATTTCGCCATGGCAGCATCGATGGCCTCGTCCAGATCAGCCTCTACCAGGAGGTTGCCGTCCTTGTCCCGCGGGAGAAGGTTGACGACGCTCTTGTCCATGCGATTGACCTCGCGGGCCAGGTCCGATGCGTAGAGAGCCGTGTTGCGCAGCCACAGGTAGCGCTTGGCGTTCTCGGCCTGCACTTCCCGCTCCAGCATCTGGTCCATCTCGACGCAGTCCTGGCACTGGCCATGCTGGCGAATGAAGGCCGCTTCGACGCTGTCCCCGGCGAACCAGTGGTTGCAGCGGCAGAAGGCCGGATCGACTGGTTGTTGCTGGCGCTTCATCTCGGTGACCACCACCTCGACGGCCTCGATCACCGGCACGCCGACGTAGCCGTCCTCGATTGCCACGCGATCAAGCCAGCGCACCAGAGTTTGGAGGCTTTCGGCCAGTTTGCTGTCGCCCGATCCCGGCGCGGGGTGGGGTCGCTCGCCGGCATTACCCGGTCCGGAAACAGGTTCGCCGCCAGGGTTGCCCGGCACTGAACTCGCTCCAGCCCCGCTCAGCGCCGCCAGCGCGATCTGCCGCATGTTCGCCGCCGGCATGTTGTCTTGCTCGGGACAGGGGAACTCGGCGATGGTGCGGAGCGCCAGGAGGGCGCGCTCGAGCGGATGCTCTTCTGCAGCCTCGGCGCCGGCCAGGTGCTTCGCTACCGTTTCCCGGATGACGCGCAGCGCGTTCATGGCCTGGAGCGAGCTACCGTCCTGGCCGAGCTTGGCCACGAGGTCGATTCGTTTAAGTGCTTGTTTCATGGCTTCTCCAGGGCGAGCAAGGGCCCGCCGGCATTTGTGGCTTTGCCAAAATCGGGTGGGTTATGGGGAGGCTGTTACTGCAAGGTCTCGCCGTGCAGGCATTGCAACAGCGCTTCGAACCTGTCGACGTACAGGTGCACGGCGACCTCGCGCTGGTTGTTCGGGTTGGAGAGGTTCTTGCCGAAGGCCAGCCCTTTCTCAGTCAGCGCCCAGAACTCCCTCGTGCCGTTGCCCTTGCTGCTTGGGCGGCTTAGGCGCTCAACCAGCCCAGCCGCCTCCATGAGCTTGTAGACCTGGCGTGCGGATGCCTGGACTTCATGTGAGCGCAGCAGGTCGGAGAGGGCTGCGGTTACGTGGCTGGTGCCGTCCTGGTCAGGGCTATCCACCGTGTAGGCCGGGAGCAGATCGGCGTGACCGACCTTGGCGCCGAGCCGCTGGTACATGCCGAGCGTTGCCGAGGGTGCCAGGTTCAGCGTGCGGCTCATCGATTCGATGATCTGGCATGCATCGCTGGTGAGGGCTGGCGCTTGCTGATGGCCGATGGAGTAGCTGCCGGTGCGGCGGATGCTGGGCAGTACGTCGTGGGTCACCCAGCGCTTGAACGGCTTGGCCTCCGGCTTGTTACTGCCGATGATGGCCGAGTACAGCCCAGACTCGTTGATGGTCGAAGCGCCGCGAGGTCCAAAACCGGCGATTTGCCGGTTTTGCTTTTCGTCGTCGTCGAGGCGCTTGGTCATCTCGTAGGCGTCGGAGTAGCCGAGGATTTCGGCGATCTCCATGGCGATGAACCACGGCTCGCCATTCTCGTCGACGAGTACTTGCACCTGCTTGCTGTTGAAGTCGTATGGAATCAGGTTCATTTCGTTCTCCTTACTCTCGGTCGCGCATGCCAGGGGCCGTGCGCGTGATCACGTCGAAGATCGATACGCCGGGCTGGCGCGGGTATGGCGTGGTGCTTGGTTGCTCCGGGTCGGCCTCCTGCCGCTCGTGCACCTTGGCCCGCTCGAGCTCACTCTCGAGTAGATCGCGGACCACCTTCATCACGACAGGGGCGTCAACGGCGCCGACGTGAAGCTCGCCATAGCTGGTCGCGATGGTGAAGCCGCGAGCCATGTCAGGAACCTGCTTGGCTAGGGCGTATTCGATTTCGAGCTTGTCCATGACGATCTCCTTATGCGGTCAGCCAGGTTTCAACCCGGCGCGCAGCCACTCGAAACTCAATCCGACGCTCCCCACCCCGACGGCTGCGCATCATGTGGTCATCGTTGAGCAGTGGCTGACCGGCGACGAGGAAGGCAAGGGCGATCACGGCGGGCGAGATAAGCCCGCGGCGCATGGCCTCGGCCACCAGAGCGGCACGGCGGGTTACCCCGAGCTTGGTGGTCGCCGCCAAGACGCGCTTACCCACCGTGCCCGGCTGCATGCCCAGATCGCGAGCCAGCTCCTTCGAGGTACGACCCGCAGCGATGCCCAGGACGCACTGAAGCTCACGCAGGGACAGGCCCTTGCCGAGGAAGCCGGTGAAACCATGTGCGGTGATGGTGGCGGTTGTCATGTGCTACTCCGTGCTTTAGAGCCAAAAAGGTACATAATGCAAATCAATCTAGTACCTTAAAGGTACACTGTCAATTGCAAAATGTACCTATGAATCAGAATGGCAAGAGCGGAGTCTTTGAGGCGGGGCGTGAAGCTGGTGTAGGGGCACAGAAAGAAAGAGGGAGGGCTACGAGTAGGTGCAGGCCGAGACGGACGGTATCGACCTGGTGTTCAACGACGACGGCACCGTGACGCTGAGGTGGGATAGGCAGGAGCCGGAGGGGTAGGGCGGAAATCAAAAGCCCCGCAGATGCGGGGCCATTGGACGATCTCTTTCTGTTACGCCCTCATTTTTTCGAGGAACTCCTTCACCGGAGCGGTGCTGGATTCGCTAACAGTTTCCTCGGAAGATTCGATTTCATTCAGTCGCTGACAAATGATTTTCTTGATCTCGGACCGAGCAAACCGATTGAGTAGGTCGCGGATCATCGGCTGATAGCCGACTCCGTGGTACTCGGCAATCTTCTTGAGATCGTTTACTAATTGCTTTTGTAGGCGAATGGAAATCAGTTGGAGGCCGAGCGCGTCATCCACCTCTTGCTTTGAGCCAGTGGAGACTTGGGCGTGCGCTTCGGTCGTCCCGAGCTCGCCGCTTTCCCACAGTTCAACGTTGCTCATAGCTTCCTCACTCTTTGTCATTTGATTGCAAATTTTCTGTAGATACGTATTTCTTCAGCACTGGGTTCGTACGCTGTTTTCAGGAAAACCTTGCCATTCTCGAAGATGAAGCAGATCTTTAAGGCCCTGCCAGCGTTTGTTTCGGCTACGAACCATTTCGTTACAGGGTTTGTCTTGTGATCCTCTCGCAGGTCGACCAGGTGTTCACCCTCGCAGTTCTCGAAGCATTGCTCGATTTCTCTGCGGCTCACGCCACCGTGCTTTTTCTGAAGCTTCCTCTCGATGGCGTCCGAAATGATCAGATTTTCCAAGCGCGGTTACCATTTGATTTTGTATATACAGATGATAGGCCGCTCTGGGAGGTAGATCAACCCCTCTGTATATACAGACAGCTAGGCGGAAAAATGGTTCGGCTGGAAGCGGTCAGTGTCGCCGCCGGCGCATCACCGACCACCAGAAGACCCACCCAATCACGCTGATGCCGCCGGCGCGCATCTGGTCCCTGGTGTATTCCTCATCGGGGTATTCGTCCCGGTTGTAGCTGCGCAACCGGATGCCGCCGCCAGGCAGGCGATAGACGAATTTCACCCGCAGCAGGTCGTCATGCTTCAGGGCGTAGATCTCGCCGTCGGTGATCGCGTTGACTGACATATCGATCCCGATGACGGCTCCGTCGGCAATGAGCGGTTCCATGCTGTTGCCGGTGACGTTAACGCAGACGGCGCATTTCGGATTCACTCCTGATTCGTGCAGCACGGATCTCGGGAACCTGATTTTGCGCTTTGCGAGCTCCAGATCTGGAAATCTGCCACCGCCCGCAGCCACCTGAATTTCGTCGAAGTAGGGGATCTCTACCTCGTCGAGATCAAGTGGATCACCTTCTTCCCACGTGGATAAAGGCATAAGATCTCTCTCGGCGTCGGCGGAGGGCAAGGGGGACACGGCTTTTGCCTGAAAGTGAGGCGCTTCAAAAATATGCTTGCCATGTAACACATCAAGCCAGCCGCGCGGTAAGTCAAAGCATTCTTCGATGTGCCTGGCGAGCTTGTTGCCGATGTTCTTCGTTGGGTTCGAGCCAATCAGCCTGCTGACCTGAGTTGGTTCACGGTCAATGCGGCTGGCGAACGCACCTGTCCCCCCCTCCTTCTCTGCAAGTGAAAGGGCATTTGTACGGCGGATAGTACTGATGTCAATCATGCATCCATTCCATCATCTGTACCAGAAATGTACAGAACCTTGACGGTACATAGACTTTTCGCCATCCTTGTACCTAGGAGGTACATTTATGGCCGTCATTACATCCCAAAACCCCAATGCGGAAGCCTTGCGGGAGTTTTGGAAAAGTCTGAGCACCAGGGAGCGCAGCGAGGCTGCGCGCAAGCTTGATACCTCTGTTGCGTACCTGCGACAGGTTCTGGCGTGTGGGCGCACGCCAGGGGCGGTTCTTGCTCGTGATCTGGAGCGGGTGTTCGAAGCTCGAATTGCGCGGCATCAGTTGAGGCCTGATCTGTACGACGTGCCCGCAGGCTCCGCCGACCTTGAGCCCATTCTGCCGTCCGATTCCCACATCCGGCAGTGCGCTGATACCGCTGTTCAGGCATCCAGTGTCGAGGTGGCACCGTGACTTTCCTTTCGAAGATGGCTCGCTTCCTCGGGCTGGATGTTCAGCGTGATCTGAGCGTTGACCTTGGAATGAATTTGCTGCTGGCGGATGACCTGGAGCGGAATGCTCAGATCATGTTGCAGCAGGCTACCGAGCTCCGCCGTGCCATCCGGCCTTCGATCGTTCTTGAGCTTCGCGAGGATGGCCTCGTCGTCATTTCTGGCTGGATGGGCGGAAGGCACGATTCGACCTACCGCCCGATGCCACTTGATGAAGCGATTGGGGAGATCAGTTCTCTGGCCCAGGAGCTTCAACAACAACCTCACCTTTCGAGTTCCGATGAACATGCTCGCTGAACTCGATATTCACCATCGTCTGGCCTCGCCACTTGACGCGGTAGAAGGTCAGGCCGCTGAAGCCTACGCGGGTGTCTTTGGGCAGCGCGTTAAGCGTGTCTAGGAGGGACTGTAAATCGATGGTCGGGATTCTTTCTTCAGCAGCATCAGTCATGCCAGGCCTCCGTGGCCGTTCTGTGTGGAATCAAAACGATAGCACGGAGTGTCCTGGCGCCACTTTGCGGCCCGGCTGACTTTTCGCAGGGCCACAAAAAACCCCACCTGGTCGGGTGGGGTTCAGTTGGTAGTCGTTCGCAGCGACTGCCTGAATATCAATTTGCCTTGAAGAGGGCGAAATCATCATGCAACAGAAAACCCAAAACGCGCAACCCCCGCGCTCTGCTCATCAACTCGCATCAGACCTGCTGGATGGCCTCGAAGCCGCTGTTGAGACCGTCAAGGGGCTGCGCGCCATCCTTGCACTGGTCCGTAGAGATGAGCAGTGCAGCAGTTACCTCAAGGATATCTGCACGATAGGACTCGGTCAGGCCGAGTTCGTTGGTGGGAACCTTGAGGATGATATGAAACAGGCCGACGCAGAATTGTTCGAACTGGAACGTGTCGCGACCCAATCCGGAAATGCTGAAAACGTGTCGCAACACGAAGGAGGTGCAGCATGAACGCGGTCTGGAACAAGCCCCAGTCGTCTGCACTGAAGGCTCCGATATCTCAGCTTCCGCCGCGGAGATTCGCAGCGATTAACCCGACCACGACGGTCGAAGAGGCGTTGAGCGAGGCCATCGCGCTGACGCTAAGTGTTTCTAGCATTCTCGGAGCACTGACCACCTCCGACGAAGAGCACGCGTGCTTGTATGCCCTGGAGATTGCTGCAGAGATGGCTGGCGACTTGGTTGACGCCGCGCTCGACTCCCTGCGTGAGGAGGGCCAGCAATGAACCTCGCGACACTGCTCAGCAATCAGTGCTCCCCGGTCCCCGATGAAGTTCTGACCGATAAGCAGATCCGCTCCATCAAGTTGGATCGTGGTACGGCTCGCCATGCGGCTCAGAACATGGCGCTTGGTGTCGCCGCAGTCGGGAAACTGCTGGCGCTTACCAGTGCAGAAGGCGAGCTCGATCAGGAGACCGCCGAGCGTCTCGGATGGTTCTTGGAGGAGGTTGGCGGTGCCATCTTCCAGTTGGCGGAGTTCGAACAGGTCTGTTCTGCTCGAATCGATCGGCAGAAGGAGGCTCAGCAATGAGGGCCACTCTGGGTATCAGCTTCCGGGCGACTGCGCCCGTTGATCTTTCGAAGGGAGATCAGAAAGCGAATGTCCTGTGCGTGATGGATGACATCGATGCCGACCTCGCATTGGACAGCGCAGTCGACCTGCTTGACGCGATTCAAGGCGGGCTCCTCGACATCCTCGACGAGCCGAGTGTTAGTCGTCGCGTAGTCCTACTTCTTCATGCGGCCGAGACAGCCACTGCCCTGGTCCGTGCTGCCCTGGGGGGTGGGGAGGTGGCCAATGACTAGACGCATTGGAGCGAAAGCACTCGGTGACCAGCTCTACAGCTATATCGGCGCCATCCAGGACTTGGCTACCGCAGTCCGCGAAGACTTGGCTTTCGAAGGTTGCGAGCCGGGCCCACGCCTGACCGGCGACCAGATGGATGCGATCCATCTGTCGATTATCACTATCGCCAGGTTGGCTGGCGAAGACTTGATCCAACTGCTGACCGAGCTGGAGGTGCCGGCATGACTGATCTGGCCCCCTTCGGCGGCCAGGCCGCCACCATGACCACCATCGAACTGCGGGACATGGTCAACGAGGCTCGCTTGGCTGCTGGCGAACCGAAGATCAGAAACGATCAGTTTCTCGCTCGTGTCGAAGACGAGTTGGGCGATGAGCTTGAGGGGGTGCAAAAATATTACACCCCCTTCCACGGCAACCAGGTCGCCACCTACGACCTGACCCTTGACCAGTGCATGCTGGTCGGGATGCGCGAATCTAAGTCGGTTCGCCGAAGCGTATTGGCCAAGCTGAAGTCTCGGCGGCCTCCGATGACTCAGGCCGAGCAGTTGCTCGCGCATGCCCAGTTGCAGGTCCAACTCGAGCGCCGACAGCAGCAGATCGAGCAACAGCAGGCCCAGCACCAGGTCGCTATTGAGCGCGTCGAGCAGCGGGTCGAGGACCTGTCCGAGTCCCGTGTTTGGGACCACTGCCCGCAGAACTGCATGCCGATCACCCGCATCCGTGAGGTGATCAATGACCGTTACGGCCTGTCGGCCACCGTGGTGGACGCCGTGGTGCGCCAGATGCCGATCAGTCCGAAGCCCTGGGGCATGGTCCGCAACGGCCACGAGAACGCCCAGGGCAGCCAGTACGCGGTCTGGGCGACCAGCGATATCACTGCGGTCTTCAAGCGCTTCGTCAGCGAGTGCGAGCGGGTTACCGAGACCCAAGCCACCCATCCCTATTTCCCGGGCCGGTTCCGGCTGGCTCCGAAGGTGAAGTCATGAGCAAGAAAAGCAAGCGCAATACCACCGAGCAGGTGACTCCTGAGTTTCTAGCCGCTGGCCGCCTCTACACCAGCATGTGCAAGTCCGGCTTGTCGCATACCCCAGAAGCCGCTACTGCGTTTCAGCGCATGTACGACGCAGCCCCGGAGTCGTTCCGCCAGGAAATGCACGACATGGCTGTGCAGATGGGGCTGATGCCTGCCGTTCCGGATGGCTATACCGACGACGGAGAGCCCGTTTACGAACTGGAAGGGATGGCCAAGCGGCTGGGCATTGATCCCGAAGAGGCGAAGCGCAAAGCCGAAGAGCTGGGCCTCAAGCCGAACACCCTCAAAGTCCATAGGGTGAACTGAGCCATGACCAACACCATCCAGATTCACCGCCACGCCCTGCCTATCGTTGAGTTCCGCAGCAGGCGCAACCTGACCACCCACCTCAAGCGCAAGATGCGGACCTTGGTGCAGCGCCTGGAGAGGGAGGGCTTGGCATGAGCAAGGTCGCCCACCAGTCCGATCCCGTGATGCTCAACGAGCAGTCCTTCGAGCAGTTCGGCAGCGACCAGGTTGCCTACAAGATCTGGTGCTCAATCGACACTGCCTTCGAGCTGCTGGGCCAGTTCGATCCCCCTGTAGTAGCCGAGGTTGCCCTAAACATCGCCGATATCCAGTTCGAGATCATCAAGGCGCGCTTCGCCCTGATGGTGTTGGTGAAGCGGCTGTGCGGCTGGCGCCCGGAAGATATCGATGAAGTATTGGCTGAGCGGCTCATGGAGAAGTTGCTCAGCAGTTCGGAGGAGAAGTAATGGCTCGCGCCCGCAACATCAAGCCCTCGTTCTTCAAGAACGAGGATCTGGCCGACCTGAATCCATTCGACCGCCTGCTGTTCATCGGTCTGTGGTGTCTGGCTGATAGGGAGGGGCGGCTGGAATACCGGCCGCGTCGGATCAAGATCGAACTGTTCCCCGGGGATAACTATGACGTGGAGATCGGCCTGGCCAATCTCTTGGACAAGGGATTCATCGAGCGGTACGAGGTTGCTGGTTTCTCGGTGATCTCGCTACCGAACTTCACTCGTCACCAGTCTCCGCATAGCACCGAGAAGGACAGCGAACTACCTGACTGCAATGGTTATCTAACCGTGAATGAGCGTGCCCGGGGGAAGGTTGTTCCCGGTAAGCAACGGTTGGTGCATGCGGATACCGGCGCCTGTGTGGGCGCCAATAACAGTGTTTTAACAGTTAAAACACCAGAGCAGCCGCAGTCGGACACTGTGGATGCACCAACCCATAACGCCCTGATTCCTGATTCTCTGAATCCTGATTACCTGAATCCTGAAGAAGATCAAGAGACTCTTGTCGACTCTGACGAATCGACGACAGCGAGCGACGACCTTGCCAGTGGGGAGAAACCACCCGCCGAGGAACGATCCGAGTACAGCGAGGACTTCAACCGTTTCTGGTCGGAGTACCCTCGCCGGCACCGGTCCGGCGCGAAGAAACCGGCGTGGAAGGCGTGGAAGGCTCGGCTGCGTGCTGGCGCCACGGTCGAAGACCTGATCCAGGCGGCGAAGAACTATCACGCCGAGATGGCCGGCAAGGGCAACGTCGGGACGGAGTTCGTCAAGCTGCCGGAGACGTTCATTGGCCCGAACGATCACTGGCGGGAGTACGTCGGTGAGCATGGCGCTCCCAGGGGGCCTTCCGGCTCTGGCGGCAAGCGCTACCCGTTCACCCCGCCACGGGGCTACCAGCTCGAGGATCACGAGTTCTGGCATCCGCAGATGACGGACACGGTGCTGTCCACTCGGACCCACGACTTCAGCACCCTTGAGCGTTTGCCGGACGGGGAGGGCGCATGCTGACCCCGTCGGATATTTCCAAGCGCCTCGCTGATCGCGCTGCCGATGTTGCACGGCACCTGCTGCCTGGCGGCAAGCGGGAGGGCGCCGAGTGGCGTGCTGGCGACGCCTCGGGCGAGAAGGGCAAGAGTCTGGGGGTTCACCTCGTCGGCGAGAAGGCTGGCGTGTGGTGCGACTTCGCCACCGGTGAGTCTGGCGACCTGCTGGACCTCTGGCGGCTGGCGCGCAACTGCGACATGGCGACGGCGCTGAGCGAAGCGAGGGGCTACCTCGGCGTGCAGGAGCCCAAGCTCATCCGGCCGGTCGAGAGCCGGAAGTCATACCAGCGACCGGACAAGCCAAGGTGCTCGACGCCGAAGGTGGACTCGGTGGTGATGGCGTACCTGAAGGGCCGTGGACTGACCGAGGAGACCATCAAGGCGTTCAAGATCGCCGAGGACGGGCAGAACATCGTGTTTCCGTACCTGCGCAATGGCTCGCTGATCCACTGGAAGAAACTCGGCGTGGAACGTCCTGGCGGCAAGAAGAAAATCACCACGTCGTCGGATACCGAACCTTGCCTGTTCGGCTGGCAGGCCATCCCGGACGGTATCCGGGAGGTGACGATAACCGAGGGCGAGATCGACGCGATGACCGCCTGGCAGTACGGGCGCCCGGCGCTGTCAGTGCCCTTCGGTGGCGGCAAGGACGGCAAGCAACGCTGGATCGAGTACGAGTTCGACAACCTGCAGCGCTTCGACGTGATCTACCTGTGCCTTGACGACGACGAACCTGGCCACCAGGCGACCGAGGAGATCGTTCGGCGCCTTGGGCGTGATCGGTGTCGCCTGGTGAAACTGGGTTGCAAGGACTTCAACGAAGCCCTGGATGCCCTGTACTACAGCGCCGACGACATTGCGGAGTGCTACGCCAAGGCGAAGAACTTCGACCCGGAGCGCCTGAAGTCGGTGAGCTCCTACTCGGAGGAGGTCAAGGCTGAGTTCTACGACCAGAACCCGGAAACTATCGGCATGGAGCTGCCCTGGAGCGCCTACGCCAACAAGATCCGCTTCCGGCCCTCGGAGGTCACGATCTGGACCGGCTGGAGCGGACACGGGAAGTCGCAGTTGCTGAACTACCTGGCCTTCCACGGCATGAACCGCAAGGGCAGCCAAGACCGGTTCTGCATCGCCTCGATGGAGATGCCGGCGCGGCGAACGCTTCAGCGGATGGTCCGGCAGGCCTCCGGGATGTCTTGTCCTTCGAGGGGCTACATCGACGCGATTCTCGACTGGCTCGACGGCAAGCTATGGATCTACGACCAGTTGGGCACCGCGAAGACGGGCGAAATGCTCGAGGACTTTCGGTATGCCGCGCGCCGGTACGGGGTGAACCACTTCATCGTCGACAGCCTGGCGAAGCTCGGCATGGCCGAGGATGACTACAACGGCCAGAAGCAGGCCATGGAGGCGTTGGTGGGGTTCGCTCACGAGATGAACGTCCACGTCCATCTGGTCGCCCACCCGCGGAAGGCTGACGACGAGGGTAAGCCCCCGGGCAAGCTCGACGTTCGCGGTGGCGCCATCCTCACCGACCTAGCCGACAACGTGTGCACGGTCTGGCGGAACAAGCGCAAAGAGATGGCCAAGGGAGACGACTACAAGGACCAGAGCGATGTGCGCCTGATCATCAGCAAGCAGCGCCTCACCGGAGATGAAGGCATCTTGGACCTGTGGTTCGACAAGGCATCCAACCAGTATTTCAGTGCGAGCACTCACAAGGCCCGGAACTGGGTCCACTACGAGGGCGCGCGGGAGCAAGCAGCATGAGCAACGTACAACCGATGGCACCCCGCAAGGTCATGACCAGGCTGGAGCGGGAGTTTCTCAAGGTGGCCGGCCAGGAGCTGGCGCAGGTCAAGGTGGGCGGTGCTGCTGCCTTGGCTGCGCTGTTGGTCATGATCGCCAACTGGCACGGCGACCGCGGCACTCTGGGTTTTCACGACTATGGCCGGCTCTGGTTGCTGGACGGCAATGCGAAGGGCGCGGCGGTGGAAACGCTGCTGCGCGATCTGTTTGGCCTGAACGGTCCGGGGGCGGCATGAGCAGAACTCGAACCTACGTGGACAAGCTGCTGGGCGATACCGAGTATCTCCTCGAACAGTGGGGGTGGTGGCGCATGGATGGGATGGGGGTTCCCGGGTATGTGTCGCCGGCCGCCGCTATCATGAGCCAAGCCATGCCAATGTCGAGCCCCAAGGCCTACCACGTCACTGACGATATGGCCTTGGCCGTCGACCGGGTCATTGCTCGACTCATCGACAGGGCGCCGCAGGCCGGCGACTTCGTGTGGCTCTACTACGGCGCGAAGTGGCCGGCCCTGCGCATCGCGCGTGAACACCAGATCGGCGAGGCCAAGGTGAGGGAGACGTTGAAGCTGGCGGTAGGCTGGGTCGATAGCGCCCTGGAGCGGTTCCGCGAGAGCGCTTGAAGAAATAGTTTTACGCGCGGAATGAAGGGTGTTTTCATACCAGCGTGAATTGCTGTGAACGCAGCGTGACGCACTCGAAACCCGGCCCTGGCGCCGGGTTTTTTATTGCGTTGTCAGGTCTGGCGCGGCATCATCAGGCCCCCGTCTGACTCGATGTTTTCCTTCCTTGGCTTTCAGCGAGATGGACGGGAGGCCCGGAAGATCCCCTCTCCCGGGCCTTTTAGTTTCCGAAGGTCGAAACTCGGTAGACGGCAGTCTCACCTGCCACATCGGGCTGTAAGCAAAGTGACGGGTTACCGACCCACAAGGCCTTCACCCTTTGCGATAACCAATCAATGCAGGTGGAGCGCAGGATGCGCACGGGGTAGTGGCCCCTATCCACCCGCACCTATTTCAGAGCCCAGCCCCGTGCTGGGCTTTTTCGTTTTCGCCGCAAGGCAATCCAACACGCAGCCTAGAGTCGCTCTCGAATTACGGGTGTCCGTTCATCCGCCTGTCCCGGCTGCGCTCCTTTTTCCAGGTGAACGGAGTGGATCAGATGAATGAGATTGATCTTGATGAAGCCAGCCTCCGTGACTTGGTGATGGTCAATGGTGGCCAGGTCGTAACGACTTCGCTCAAGGTGGCCGAGCGCTTCGGAAAGCGCCATGACTCAGTGCTTCGTGCTATCCGTCACATGGCTTGTTCAAAGGCATTCCGTCTCCGCAATTTTGTGGAGACGGTCGTGTGGCGAGATAACCCTAGCGGTGGGGAGAAGATCAAGAGCGCCTGTTTCGAGATGACCAAGGATGGGTTCATGTTCCTTGTGATGGGTTTCACGGGTAAAGCTGCCGCTGCCTGGAAAGAAGCTTTCATCCACGCCTTCAACTGGATGGCCGAGCAGTTGTTCAAGCGCTCAATGGACTTCAACACGTTGCGCAACGAACTGATGGCGGAGTACCGACAGGAGAAAGGGATTGCCAGCCTGGCTGGTAAGACTTTGCGCCGATGGCAGGTCAAGGGACCCGTCATTGAGCAGAAAATCATTGAGGTCGAGCGTGAAGGACAGTTGCAACTGTTTCACGCCTGATCCCTCCGGAACCTACCCCGACGAACGAAAGCCCGCCATTGAGCGGGCTTCGTCGTTATAGAACCCCTGCGAGGGGCAGAGACTATGAAAATGCCAGAACGCCCTGAGACCTGGGCTGCGCTGCTTGCGTGGCTGTCTGCGCACTATCCGCAGTTGTACGCCGCCGGCCTGTCCTTTGTGGTCGCGCTGACCCGGGTGATCTACGGCGGTGGAACGCGGCGCCAGGCGCTGCTCGAGGCAACGCTCTGCACTCTGATCACCTTGGGCCTGATTCCTGTCCTTGAGTGGTTTGGCCTTCCGCAGAACATGGCTACTGCTGCAGGGGTGTTCACCGGTTTCCTGGGTGTGAAGAAGATCGCCGAGTTCGCTGATCGGATCGCCGACTGGAAGTTTCCGCGCCGGGGGTCTGGCGAATGAAGATCACTGCCGATCAACTCGACCGTGCTACCGGCTGCGGTGCTGCTACTGCCGACATCTGGATTGACCACATCAACGGCGCCTTGGCTCGGTTCGAGATCAACACGCCCGAGCGCGTGGCGATGTTCCTGGCTCAGGTCGGGCACGAAAGCCAGAGCCTCAAGCGCCTGGTGGAGAATCTGAACTACTCCGCCGAGGGGCTGCTCAAGACCTGGCCGAAGCGGTTCGCGCCGGTAGAGGCTCGCCAGTATGCCCGCCAGCCCGAGCGCATCGCCAACCGCGTCTACGCAAACCGGATGGGCAACGGCTCACCGGATACGGGCGATGGGTATCGATACCGCGGCCGTGGCCTGATCATGATTACGGGCCACGACAACTACGCCGAAGCCGCCCGCGCCCTGGCGCTGCCACTAGTGGCGCAACCGGAGTTGCTGGAGCAACGGACCTGGGCAGCCATCGCAGCGGGGTGGTTCTGGCAGTCGCGCGGTTTAAACGATCTGGCCGACCAGGGGCGCTTTGGAAAAATCACCCTCCGCATAAACGGATCGTTCACCGGGGCCGAGGATCGCAACGCCCGGCTCGAATGGGCGCGTGCTGCGCTCAAGGGGGAATGATGCTCGGGTTCACGACGAAAGCTGAGGCGCGACGCATCGGCGCCTCGCACCACGGGAGCTATTACGGCATACCGATGTGGCTGGGGGATGTCGATAGCGATTGCCCCCTGGCGTTCGCCAAGTGGGCGCCGCTTGAGATGGTCGTCTCTCTGTTCTCGGTCATTGAGGGCATCGTCAACTCGATGCTCGATCAAGAGCAGACGTTCATGTTCAAGGTTGGCCGGAGGATCGACCAGTGACCTGGCGGCCATGGTTGGTGGTCGCCCTGGTAGCCGCGATGGTGTTCTGGCGCCTCGATCACGTGACCGCCCAGCGTGATGACCTGCAGGCCGCCGTCGAGCAATCCGCCGAGACGATTACCGCCATGGCCCAGCAGGCCCAGCGCGACGCCCAGGCGCAGGTCCAGGCCGACGCCCTGGCCCGAACCTACCAAGCAGCACTACAGGCCTCCCATGAAGAAAACCAATTGCGCCGCGATGCTATCGGCACTGGTGCTCGCGTCGTGTACGTCAAAGCCCGCTGCCCCGCAGACGGAGTGCATCCGGCTCCCGGAGCCTCCGGCAGCGCTGATGCAGGAAGAGCCGTCCTTGCTGCCGCTGATGGACAAGTTGTTTCTGATCTCCGAGCCGGAGTCGAGCGACGCGAACTGATGATTGAGGCGTTGCGTAAGCACATCGCCGGCCTGCCGAGGTATTGCAGAAGATGATCAGCATCAAGCCGGAAGGGTTCCAGCAGCAGCTCGCCGACCTGACTGAGCTTGAGCAGCGGCAGATTCCTTACGCGACAGCTACTGCGCTTACGCGGACCGCGCAAGGCCTGATGGATCGATTGCGCGATGAGATGCGTGTCGTATTCGACCGCCCGACCCCGTACACCCTGAACAGCCTGCGCATGGTGCCAGCCAGGAAAGACCGGCTCGAAGCGCGGGTTTGGTTCAAGGACGAAGCGGACGGTGCGCAGCCTGCATCGGTGTGGATTGCCCCCGAAGTCTACGGTGGGCCGCGTCGGAACAAGCCGGCCGAGCTTCAGCTCAGGGCCAAGGGGATACTGCCCGAAGGTAAGTACGTGGTGCCTGGTGCCGGCGCGGACCTGGATCGCTACGGGAACATCAGGCGCGGCCAGGTCACCAAGGCATTGAGCGGCATCCGCGGCTTCAGCCAGGCCGGGTACAACGCGAACGCTACCGATAGCAGACGGAGCCGAGCGAAGGGTAATGCTCGCCGCTACTTCGTCATGACCCGTAAGGGCCAGCCCATAGGCATTGCTGAGCGCACAGGCCGAGGCCGGGATGCTGTCTCGGTCATCATGGCCTTCGTGTCTCGCCCTTCGTACCGCCGCCGGCTGAGCTTCTTCGAGATCGCGCAGCAGTACGCCGACGAGAACCTGCCACGCGAGTTCGAGGTGGCGATGCGCGGCGTTGCTGCTCGGTTCGCTGCGAGGCGCTGACTGATGCACCAAAGTGGTGCGTCGCGGGTCCTCCCCGGGGTGCCCCCGTCAGAGGGTAATTCGAGCCCCGCGCGCCAAATATGTATGACCTTTTTTCGGAGGTTGGTTGTTGTTTTGTCATGAGCACAGAAGACCTCCAAAAAAAGCGCGGATGGCTGAACAAGTCCGAGATGGCCGCGAGCCTCGGGATTTCTCCGCAAGCCTTTGATAAATGGGGCGTTGAGCCTGCCGCCAAGATCGGCCGCGAGGTGTTCTATACCGCCCAGGCGGTGCTACAGAATCGCCTCGATCATGTGACCCAGAAACAACAACCTGAGGTCCTAGATGCGGAAGGTCTCGACCCGCTCGCTGAAAAGAAATTGCTACAGGAGCGCCTGCGACTGACGACTGCTCAGGCTGACGCCCAGGAGCAGAAGAACCAGGTCCAAGCGAAGACCCTTGTTCCAACTCCGTTCGCCACCTTCGCTCTTGCCAGGATCGCGTCCAAGATCGGCTCGAAACTGGAGACGGTCTGCAAGACGGTCCGCAGCCAAATACCCGATACACCGCCGTTGGTGCTGGAGGCCTTTGAGCGCGAGATAGCGCTGGCCCGAAATCTGGCCGTGGAGTTTGCTGAAGACCTACCGGAAATCCTTGATGAGTACTCTGCCACCCTGGATGAATGACCTACGGAAAGCGGTCGATCTAGGTTTGCAGGGGCTGTACAAGTCGCCGCCGATGACGGCGGTGGAGTGGGCGGAAGATCCCGACGACGGTTTCTACATGTCGGCGGAATCCTCGTACAACGAGGGCAAGTGGAAGACGGCGCCATTTCAGGTCGCCATCCTGAACGCCATGGGTAACGACCTGATTCGGGTCGTAAACTTCGTGAAGTCGGCACGCATCGGCTACACGAAAATGCTGATGGCCAACATCGGCTACAAGATTCAGCACAAGCGCCGTAATGTGCTGATGTGGAGCCCGACTGACCCAGACGCCGAGGGGATCAGCAAGAGCCACGTTAATGGCCTGATTCGCGATGTTCCGGTGCTGCTGGCGCTGGCCCCATGGTATGGCCGCAAGCATAGCGACAACACGCTCGACACCAAGGTGTTTGCAAACCGGCGGACCCTTTGGACGCTCGGCGGCAAGGCTGCTCGCAACTACCGTGAGAGATCTGCCGACGAGGTGATCTATGACGAGCTATCGAAGTTCGACGCCGATATTGAAGGTGAAGGTTCCCCAACGTTCCTTGGCGACCAACGTCTGCGCGGTGCTGTTTACCCGAAGTCCATCCGTGGATCGACGCCTGGTACCGAGGGCCAATGCCAGATCACGAAGGCGGCCGATGAGTCTCCGCGTCGCCTGCGGTACTACATCCCGTGCCCGCATTGTGGGCATGAGCAGACGCTGAAGTGGGGCGGTAAAGATTGCGCCTTTGGGGTGAAGTACATCGCGAACGATCTAGGCGAGGCCTCTTCAGTTTGGTACGCCTGCGAGAACGAGCGGTGCAGCGGGACGTTTGAGCACCACGAAATGGTGGTTGCCTCCGAGCGAGGCCGCTGGAAGTGCGAAGTGTCGGGGGTCTGGACGCGGGACGCTATGGAGTGGTTCGGCCCGGATGACCAGCCGATAAGGACGCCGCGTTCCGTCGCATTCTACTGCTGGGCCGTGTACAGCACGTGGACCAGCTGGCTTGACCTGATCGACGAATGGCTGAAGGTCAAGGGTGATCGCGAGAAGCTGAAGACCTTCACCAACACCATCCTCGGCGAGGTATGGGTTGAGGACGAGGGGGAGCGGGTGGAGTGGCAGACACTCTATGCCCGCCGCGAGAACTACCCGAAGGTGCCGCCGCAAGCGCTTGTCCTGATGGGCGGAATCGACACCCAGGACGACCGCTACGAGGGCCGCGTTTGGGCTTTCGGCCTGGGCGAGGAGGCATGGCTTGTTCACCGTTTCATTCTGACCGGCGATCCGGCCAGCGAGGAACTGCGGCGCAAGGTGGGCTTGGAAATTCATCGGCAGTTCACTCGGGCTGATGGCGTTCCAATGCGTGTCGAGCGTTGGTGCTGGGATGCTGGCGGCCACTATTCCGATGAGGTAGAGGCCGAGAGCATCAAGCATGGCGTGCACTGGGTGGTTCCGACTTTCGGGGCCAGCACATACGGCAAGCCAATCGCCAACTTCCCGAAGCGCCGCAAGCGCAAGGTCTACAAGACCGAACTGGGCACCGATAACGCGAAGGAGCTGATCTACAGCCGCCTGCGCATTGATGTGCCCATCCCGTGGCAACCGACGCCGGGCTGTGTGCACTTCCCGATCGACAGCGACATCTGCGACGAAGACGAACTGAAGCAGATCACCGCCGAGAAGAAAAAGTCGGTGATGGCGAAGGGTGTTCGCGTCCTGCGATGGGACTCCGGCGGGCGCCGCAATGAGGCGCTGGATTGCTTCGTGTACGCCCTTGCCGCGCTGCGCATCAGCCAGCAGCGCTTCGGCCTCGATCTCGACCAACTTGAGCGAGCGCGCGTTGATCCCGTGCCGGAGCAGGTCGCCCAACAGCAACCCTCGAACGAAAACCATGCCAGCACCTCTCAGGGCTGGCTCAACACTGGAAGCGGACCATGGCTCTGACAGCGCAGCAGATGCTCGACAAATACCTGGAGGCCGAGGCCGCCGTGCTGGAAGGGCGGACGGTGATCTTCAACGGACGCACCCACACCATGGAGGATATCGAGAAGATCCGCGCCGGACGCCGGGAGTGGGAGCGCCGCGCGGCGGCAGATCGGGACCGCGCCGCCGGTCGCCGTCCAGGCCCGGCGCTGGCGGAGTTCTGCTGATGAACCTGATCGATCGTCTACTGAAACCCTGGGCCCCCGACCTGGTGGCTCGGCGCCTGGCCGCCCGCGAGGCAATCCAGGCGTATGAGGCTGCCAGGCCAGGGCGAACCCACAAGGCCAAGCGTCAACCGCTGGGCGCCGACACCTCGCTACAGAAGTCTGCGGTCTCCATGCGAGAGCAGTGCCGGAAACTGGACGAAGATCACGATCTGGTTACCGGCTTGCTCGATCGCCTCGAGGAGAGGGTGGTGGGCGGTAGTGGCATCGGCGTGGAACCGCTGCCGCTGCGCCTGGATGGCTCGGTGCATGCCGAGTTGGCCATGGAAATCCGCAGTGCGTGGGCCGAGTGGTCTCTCTCGCCGGAGACCTCTGGTGAGCTGACGCGGCCCCAGGTAGAGCGGCTGATGTGCCGCACTTGGTTGCGCGATGGCGAGGGCTTGGCGCAGAAGTTGATGGGACGAGTCCCGAACTACACGTTTGCCACGTCGGTGCCTTTTGCCCTGGAGCTGCTGGAGCCCGACTACTTGCCCTTCAGCTACAACAACCTGTCGAAAGGCATTGTCCAGGGTATCGAGCGTGACACCTGGCGCCGGAAAAGGGCCTATCACCTGCTCAAGGATCACCCCGGCAACCTGCAGACGCTGGGCGGCAGCCTGGCGGTGAAGCGCGTCGAAGCGGAACGGATCATCCACATCGCCTACCGCAAGCGGATCGGCCAGAACCGAGGCGTGCCGATGTTGCACGCAGTGCTGATCCGCCTTGCCGACTTGAAGGACTACGAGGAGAGCGAGCGGGTGGCGGCGCGCATCAGTGCTGCCCTGGCGATGTATATCAAGAAGGGTAACCCCGACAGCTACACGGTGGAGCCCGGGAAGGACCGGAAGAACCGAACGATCCCCATCGCCCCCGGCATGGTCTTCGACGACCTCGAGCCAGGTGAAGACGTCGGGATGATCGAGAGCAACCGGCCGAACCCCTTCCTTGAAGGTTTCCGCAACGGCCAACTGCGGATGATCGGCGCTGGCACTCGCAGCACCTACTCCTCGGTGTCCAGGGCCTACGACGGCACCTACTCGGCACAGCGCCAGGAACTGGTCGAGGGCTGGCTGGGCTACGACCTGTTGCAGCACGAGTTCATCGACTACTGGTGCCGGCCTGTCTATCGGTCCTGGCTGCAGATGTACCTGTTGGCTCGGAAGGAGCGCCTGCCCGCCGACGTTGATCACCGCACTCTCTACGCGGCGGTCTACCAGGGGCCGGTCATGCCATGGATTAACCCGATGCATGAGGCCAACGCATGGGAGTTGCTGGTCAAGGCCGGCTTCGCCGATGAGGCGGAAGTTGCCCGCGCTCGTGGTCGAGATCCGCGCGAGCTGAAGAAGTCGCGTGAGACGGAGATCAAGGCGAACCGGGCAGCCGGCCTGGTCTTCAGTTCGGATGCCTACCACCAACTGGTCAAGTCCGGGATGGACCCGGTTGAGGCGGTGCAGAAGGTGTACCTGGGCGTCGGGAAGATGCTTACCGCCGACGAGGCTCGCGAGCTCGTCAACAGATACGGCGCCGGCCTACCCGTGCCTGGGCCGGATTTCCCCAACGAGAGCAACAATGGAGGCGCCGATGGGCAGCCATCAAACCCTGATCCATAAAAGCCTGATGCTGCCGATGGCGGCGGCGTTGACTGAGGCCAACGCCCCGCATGAGTCCTGGTACAGCATCAAGGCTGCCGGTCGCGGCGTCGCCGAGGTGCTGTTGTACGACGAGATCGGCGTCTGGGGCATCACCGCGCTGCAGTTCGCTCGAGACCTCAAGGCAATGGGCGACCTGAACAAGATCAACCTGCACATCCACTCCCCGGGCGGCGACGTCTTCGAGGGGACGGCGATCTATAACCTGCTGCGCAACCACCCGGCCAGCGTCGACGTGTACATCGATGGCTTGGCGGCCTCGATGGCCTCGGTCATCGCCATGGCCGGCGACACCATCTACATGCCCGAGAACGCCATGATGATGGTGCATAAGCCCTGGGGCATCCAGGGCGGCGATGCGGACGACATGCGCCGCTATGCCGAACTGCTCGACAAGGTCGAGGACACCCTGGTCATGGCCTACGCCAACAAGACCGGGAAGTCCGCCGACGACATCAAGGCGCTCCTCAAGGAGGAGACCTGGATGAATGGCCGAGAGGCCGTCGCTGCCGGTTTCGCCGACCAGCTCACTGAGCCGCTGCAAGCGGCCGCTCACCTTTCCTCCAAACGCATGCAGGAGTTCGCCCACATGCCCGAAGCTCTGAAAACTCTACTGGCCCCGCGCGCCCAGACCCCCGCCGCGCCGACCAACACTCCCGCGCCGACTCCGGCACCGGCCGTGCCGGCGGCTCCCGTGGCCGCCGCCCCAACCGAGGCCGATATTCGCGCCCGCATCCTCGCCGAGGAATCTGGTCGCCGCAGCGCAATCACTGCTGCCTTCGGCGCGTTTGCCAGCGGGCACGCCGAACTGCTCGCCACCTGCCTGAACGACATGACCATCACCGTCGACCAGGCACGCGAGAAGCTGCTGGCTGCCATTGGCGCCGATACCAAGCCGGCCGCCACCCCTGGCGCTGGCGCCCACATCCATGCCGGCAACGGCAACCTGGTGGGCGACTCGGTGCGCGCGAGCGTGCTGGCCCGCATCGGTCGCGGCGAGCGCCAGGCCGATAACGCCTACAACGGCATGACGCTCCGCGAACTGGCCCGTGCCTCGCTGGTCGATCGCGGGGTCGGCGTGGCCTCGCTCAACGCCCCGCAAATGGTCGGCTTGGCCTTCACCCACACTTCCAGCGACTTCGGCCTGATCCTTCTGGACGTCGCCAACAAGTCGGTGCTGGCGGGCTGGGAAGAGGCCGAAGAAACCTTCCCGCTGTGGACCAAGCCCGGCATTCTCACTGACTTCAAGCCGGCGCGCCGCGTCGGTCTGGGCGAGTTTTCCTCGCTGCGTCAGGTGCGTGAGGGCGCCGAGTACAAGTACGTCACCCTTGGCGAGCGCGGCGAGCAGATCATCCTGGCTACCTACGGAGAGCTGTTCAGCATCACCCGTCAGGCGATCATCAACGACGACCTGCAGATGCTCTCGGATATCCCGTTCAAGCTGGGCCAGGCGGCCAAGGCCACCATCGGCGACCTGGTCTATGCGGTTCTGACCGGTAACCCGGCGATGAGCGATGGCAAGGCCCTGTTCCATGCCGACCACAGCAACCTGCTCACTGGCGCGGCTTCGGCGCTTTCCATCGACAGCCTGAGCAAGGCCAAGACCCAGATGGCCACCCAGAAAGCCCAGGTAGAGAAGGGCAAGGGGCGCACCCTGAACATCCGTCCGGGCTTCGTTCTGACTCCGGTGGCACTCGAGGACAAGGCCAACCAGATCATCAACTCCGAGTCCGTGCCGGGCGCCGACGTCAATAGCGGCATCGTTAACCCGATTCGCGCATTCGCACAGGTGATCGGCGAGCCGCGCCTGGACGATGCCTCGGCGACCGCCTGGTACATGGCTGCCAAGAAAGGCTCTGACACCATCGAAGTGGCCTACCTGGACGGCGTCGATACCCCGTACCTGGAGCAACAGGAAGGCTTCACTGTCGACGGCGTGGCCAGCAAGGTGCGCATCGACGCTGGCGTGGCGCCGCTGGACTTCCGCGGGCTGCAGAAATCCAACGGTGCCTGATCGGCGCCAACTCCCGAGCCCCGCACCTAGCGGGGCTTTCTGTTTCTGCCATTAGGAGAATCAACCATGGCGAAGAACTATGTGGAGGACGGCAACGTCCTGACTCTCATTGCGCCCGCTGGCGGCGTTCAGTCCGGCGTACCTGCGGTGATCGGAGACCTGGTGGTGGTGCCGCTGGTAGATGCCGCCGCGGGCGAGCCGTTCGCCGGAAAAACTGGCGGCGTCTGGAGCCTGCCTGCTGCCGCTGGCCTGACCCAGGGTGCCAAGTGCAGCGTCCTCGATGGGGAGCTGGTAGCTGCTGCCACTGCCGACTCGGTGGCGTTCGGCAAGATCACCGAGCCCACCGTTGACGGCTTCGCGTCGGCGATGCTGATCCAACAATGAGCGCGCCGGGCCGTTTTGGCCGGCTGATCCAACGGCTCCACGAGCGTGGGCAAGAGCGGTTATCTGATGCCGTGGGCGAGTTCCGCGGCATCGGTCGCCCCCCGATCAAGGGGATACCTCTGCAGGTCGATCGAAACCTCAGTTACGACGGACCTGATGGGGTTTTCATCACGGACAAGGTTGGGATCAGTTGGCTGGCGAAGGATGTTCCCACGGCATCACGTGGTGACCTCTTCGTTATCGGGTCGTCGCGCTATCTCGTCGAAAAGCTCATTGCGAACGACGGTTGGTTGCTGACGGCAGCAACGATCGAGGAGGAAGCATGAAGCCGAACGTGCTCACGATCGGCCGCTTGGCCTTGCTGGCGCGCCTGCAAACCATCACGCCAAACCAGGGATACCGGACGGACGCGGGCACTCGCGTGCTCTCTGGGTGGTTTAACGAGCTGGTCAAGGAGCGGCATGAGGGCTTTCCGCTGATTGTCGTCCAGCCGGGCAAGGAGCAGCCGCCGGAGCATCTTGATGCCGCCGTTCGCTTCCATCGCGGCTTCGACGTGGTAGGCGCGGTGCAAGGTGGGTATGACCACTATGAGGAGGCTCTGGAGGACCTACAGCTAGACCTTCTGGCGTGTCTGATGCCTGCCCCCAAGGGTCAGTTCCTGCGCTGGCTGCCCCGAGAGCGCGGCATTACCGGGCTGACGTTGGGGGCGCCTGAGCCGTACCCGCCGGGCGATGGAGTGGCCGCTGCCGTGATTCGAATCCCTGTGTATCTGAAAACCATCATCGAGGCGTAACCCATGAAGAGCGATCCCCAGGTGCCGGCCTCGGTCGACGCCGCGCCGCCGGCTGCGCTGAACAAAGCCGTCGAGGTCACCCTGGTCAAGGTGCATTGGCACCAGGGCAAGGAGAAGGCGGCCGGCGAAAAGATCAACGTCAGCCCTGACCAGGTTGAATTCCTGCGCCGCGAAGGCGTGATCAAGAAGGAGGCCTGATATGGCTATCGAGAAAGAGACGTATGTGATCGGCGGACCCTTCAAGATCCGCGAGTCCGGCGCTACCACCCCCTTCCAGTTCGCTGGCCTGGTGTCCACTATCCAGCAGACCATCGAGACCAACGAGATCACTTTGCCGGATACCACCACCCCGCAGGGCGGTGAGTACGATGCCGTTTCGCGCATCACTTCGGTCGGTTTGTCGATCAACTTCCGCGAGCTCAAGACCAGCATCCTGGCTGCCTTGGTGTGGGGGGACGCCACCAATGTTCCTTCTGCCACCCACACCGACGAAGCGCACACCGCCGTTCCAGGAGGCACGATCGCGCTCGACTTCATGCCGCTGGAGATCACCAGCGTGAAGAGTGATGACGGCACCACGACCTACGAAGAGTTCGACGACTGGAACATGACCGGCGCCGGTATCGAAATCGTTGAAGGGGGTGCGATCTCTGCGGCCACGCCGATCAAGGTGACTTACAAGTCCGCCACCGTTGATGTGATCGAAGCGCTGACCAACAGCGGCAAGACGTTCGAGTTCCTCTTCGAGGGCGAGAACGCCGCCGGTACCCAGCGCCGTATCCAGGCGCGCTATTTCCGGTGCCGCCTGAACCCGTCGAGCCAACAGGACTGGCTCAATACCGAAGACTTCCTCGCTGCCGAGGCCACTGCCAAGGTGCTGATGGACCCGACCAAGGTCGGCGCAGGAAAGTCGAAGTACTTCAACATCAAGAAGGAACTGGCGACGGTGTGACGCCGTTCATGCCCGGCAGGGACGCCGGGCGAGCAATCCCTGACTCCGATCTGACATTTGGGCTATCAAAACCCAACTAGGCCCTGGGTTTTGGTGTTGGCGCGGCGGTGCTAGAGTGTGAAGCAGTTCCTATGGAGAGTCGCTATGAAACGGATTTTCCCCGTTCTCGCTTTGCTTCTTGCGGTCAGTTCTGTCCATGCGGCGACGGTCTTCAAGTGTGTCGGCCCTGACGGAAAAGTCACTTTTACCCAGCAGAATTGCCCAGAAAACCAATCCCTGGACGATGTGGTCTCCGCCACCAACCAGCGTCCAAGCGGGTCAGGTGCTTCGGCTGTCATGGCTAAGCCCAAGCAGCCATCAGGCCGTACCTATAGAGGTAGCCATCAGGGCGGCAGCGGAGTGACCGTCGTCGGTGGTTCGTCGCCAAGCCCTACGTGTTCCACAGGGTTGTCTGAGCGTGACCTTCGCAAGGCCAAGGTCCAGGGCAAGGTCGTCCCTGGAATGTCCAGGGAGGATGTGGAAAGCATCTACGGGAAGGTGAACCGCAACGGCAGTACCGCCGGCGCGGGTGCTGTCACCTACTGGAATGACAAGTATGTTGACCAGACTACGGTTTCTTTTGACCGAGATGGATGTGTGCGAGGCTCCTATCAGTCGGGCCATAAGAACTGACCCCAAAATTCTAACCAGCCCCGCTTCGGCGGGGTTTGTGCTTTCTGGAGGATTGAAATGTCCGAGATGACCGCAAGCAAGGTTGTGAAAGTTGGCGAGGTGGAAGTGATCGTCCGCGAACTGAGTGTTTCGGATGTTCGGAAGCTAATGCAGGAGGTCAGTGATCAAGACCTCGTCAGCAATGTCCTCTTCGAAGATATCAGGCTGTCCGATCTTTGCCTGATGACATCGGTTACGGAGAGCCAAATTAACGATCTCCGGCCGAGCCAACTCGCCAAGTTGCTGGATGCATGCAAAGAGGTGAACCCGCATTTTTTCGGAATGCTGGGCCGTCTCACGAAACTCCGCGACAAGCCTTGAGGAGTTTGGAGCGCGCCATTTGCGTTCTGGTGAGGCTTGGGCATCACCAAGTCCTTGAATATCCCTGGTCGCTGTTCTTGACCGCGCTGAAGGCTGAATGAAATGGCTGACGTAAAGATCCGGCTGACCGCTGACCTCGATGATGCGCTGCGCGAGGTGTCAGGCTTCCGCAAGGAATATGCCGAACTGGTCAGGCAGGTCGCGCAACCTCTCAAGCGTTTAAACGATTTCACTGCTCTCGAAAGCACCCTCGAGGACACGCAACGCCAGGCGCGCTCGGCGCGCGATCAGATCCGCACGCTCGGCAACGAGCTGGCATCGACGATCAGGCCAAGTCGCGAATTGCAGCAGGCTTACCGGGACTCCATTTCGGACCTGCGAAGCCTGGAGCGGGCAGAGACCGTCCAGGTAGCCAAGCTCGGAGCGATGCGCCGGGAGTTGAAGCAGGCCGGGCTGGATACGAGGAGCCTGACATCCGAACGGCAGCGGCTCCAGCGGGAGTTGGATCGAAACCTCCAGGCGGGCCGGAATGATGCGGCCACCACCAGCCTCCGGCAACAGGCCGCAGCGATCAAACAGAGCGCGATAGAGCAGCGCCGCTTCAACTTGGAGCAAGCGCGTAGCACCCTGGGAGTCGCCAGGGTGCGCGAACTGCAGGCTGCTATCGGGCAGTTGAACCAGCAATATCGCTTGCTTCGGTCGAGCGGAACGCTGTCCACAAGGGAACTTGCCGTTGCGCAGCGGGCGCTCAAAAAGCAGATCGCGGAGACCAAGAGCGAACTCAACTCGCTTGGTGCCGGCTCGCGGCTGTCGAGCATCGGCTCTCTACGCGGGAGCGGTCCAGCGCTGGCGGTTGCGGGTCTCGCAGCCGCAGTAGGTGCTGCAACGGCGAAGCTAGCGAACGGCGCCGATACTGTTGGCCGGCTCGATTCCCGGCTTCGCCTGGCGACCCGCTCGCAGGAAGAATTCAACACCGCGCAGATCGAACTCGACCGTATCGCGGATGATGTCCAGGGCGACGTCGGCGACCTCATCGGCCTTTATTCGCGGTTGCAGCGCCCGCTTCGGGATGCGGGCATGGATCAGCGCGCCGCCCTCGAAACCGTAGAGGCGGTATCCCTTGGCCTGAAAATCGGTGGAGCCTCTGCCGAGGAGTCGGCGTCGGTCATTACCCAGTTCTCCCAGGCTATTGCCAGTGGCGTCCTGCGGGGCGAAGAGTTCAATACCGTTCTGGAGTCCTCGGATCGAATTGCTGGCGCTCTGGCGGACTCCTTCGGGGTGACTGTTGGCCGGCTTCGTGAGATGGCTGCCGCCGGTGAGCTGACGTCGGAGCAGATCGTTATCGCGCTGCGGAAGGAACTTCCGAAGCTCCGCGAGGAGATGGCTTCGTTTGCGCCGGAGATCGGCGCGGGGCTGAACCGGATCTTTTCCGAAACCCAGAAATATTGGGGGCGCAGAGCGAAGAATACAGGCATCGTCGATTGGGTTGCGAACCAGTTGAACGATGTTGCCAAGTCGATCAACACGGCGACTACGCTGGTGAAAAAGGGCGAGGGCAGCCTCACGGCCACCCTCGCCGCCGAGAAGGCGCGTCAAGAGCAGATCGTGAAGCGCCAGAACGATGCCCTGAAGCGGGCTCGGGAACAGAACGTCGCCGATCTCCAGTCTGAGGTTGTTCGGACCAAGGCCCTCCTTGAACAGTCCACCAAGAACCTCAACGACGCGCTATCGCGTCAGGCAGATGTCCGCAAGGAGTTTGCCGACCTGGTGAAGGGTATCCAGGCGACGCCCACCTCCGGAACGCAGACCTTCGGTGATGCCACTGCGGCCCAGGCCTCGGCTCGCAACGCGCTGACCGCCGGCAACAACCAAAAGGCGATCGAGGAGGCGCGCCGCGCGCTGCAGATCCTCCAGCAACTGAAGGACGCTGGCGCGAACAGCTACGGCTTCGAAGGCGTGGCCAAGGAGGTGGAGCGCATCGCCAACAAGGCCGCAGAGGTCGAGGCTGGTAATGCCAAGGCTGCGGATGACGTCAACCGCCTGAACCTGGCCGACCTCGAGGAGCGCATCAAGGCTGTGCAAAACGTCGAGGTGTCGTTCGGAATGGACTTCGAAAGCGCGGAGACCTTGAAGCAACAGGTCGCCGACATCGCCGCCGGACTGGCTGAGCAGCTCGTGATACCTATCACGCTGGTTCCGCCTCCGGAGATGGGCTTGCCTGGCGTGCCCAGCATCACCCCCAAGATACCCGGGTTTGCCACTGGTACGCAGAGCGCTCCCCCTGGTATGGCGTGGGTTGGGGAGCGTGGGCCGGAGTTGATGATGATGCGCGGAGGAGAGCGCATCTTCAACGCGGTGCAGTCGCTGCAGATGTCGCAGAGGTATCAACGAACTCTCCCCGAGATACCCGAGATTCCGACTGCGGCGCTTCAGCAGGCGAATCCGCCGGCAGCCATGCAAAACCTGGGATCGCTGACCCTCAACCTGGGTGGAGACGATGCCGGTTTCACCGTTTTCGGGACACACGACACGCTCCGAGATATACGCAAGGCCGCTTCGAAGTTCGGGCGGACGCGCCCAAAATGACCAAGCCCGCCTCGCGCGGGCTTTTTTATGGAGTTGGGAATGATCATTCCGAACGTGATGCTTGGGGGCGTACCGATCGTGATACACGGCGGCGCCCCGCAGTGTCAGTACCAGGCTGTAGATGGCGGCGTCGAGCGATTGAGGCTCAGCGGAGGTGCGGCAGTACAGATGACGCACTGGCGCAAGACGGCAATCACCATCAGCGGTTCAGGATGGATCGGCACGGGGATGCTTGGACTCGACTTCGACAACCCGTTGGAGCTGCGATGCAATGCGTCGCTTGGCATTTCCGGCCGTACTGCCGCCGACCGAGTATTCACAATCCCTGGAGAGGTTCGCCCCGATGCCAGTCCGTGGGGGCTGGCGCTGGTCGGCCGTGAGTGGGTCAGAACGGACGTGTCGTCCGCCGGCCAGGTGGTAACCGTGTCGGAGATCCCAGGCGCGCAACTCTACCGCGTCGAGTGGTGGCCGCTGTTCCACGTCTTCGCGTCGGTCCCTCCTGAAGCGCTTGATTCTTCGAACAACAGCCGGACCTGGCAAATTGTCGCTGAGGAAATCTGATGCTCAACGGTGGACCGCTCAATAGCGCTGAGCTGAACTCGGCCGCTCAATCCGTTGTGCCTGGTCCTGAGCCGATCATTCCAGGCTACGCTTTCACCTGGCGAGCAATCGTGCGTGTTGGCGATGACGACGTTACACCGCTCCTGACCGGGGAGATCGAGGTCGATCGTGAAGAGGGGGCGGCTGGCGTCGCTTCCTTTTCGATCTATCTCGGCGACGGCCCTGTTGTCCCTACGGACTGGATTGGTCGAACCGTAACCATCGACTACGCAACGGAGACCGCCGGCGAGCTGAGTCAGGGCCGGCGGTTTACGGGAAGGGTTACGCAGCCAGCCTGGAATCCTGTTCGGCGCGTCTTGGACGTCAGTTGCACGGACCAATTGCAGCAGCGTGTAGAGGCCATGGAGATTGCGGCCGTCGACGCCCTGGTCGGCGGCGCCTGGTCCGCAGATGTGTTCGAGCCGGTCGATGGACGCTCGCGGTGGGACTACGCCCAGGAGCGTTTGACCAGCGTAACCGGGAGCTTGGACTGTTCGCCATATGGTGCTCTCCGCGTCACGTCATGGCTTTCGGTGGCGCCTGCCTACGAGTTCGGCCAAGGCTCTACGGTATACGGATCGCTTGCGGTCGAGTTGGCCGACCTGAGCTCGCAGACGAACAGGGTCGAGATCGAGTGCGACTACCGATTCAGCCGGCTATGGCAGTTGAACGCCTCGTATGGTTGGCAGCACCCCGGCACGGGTAACGCTGTTGGCGAGGCAGGGTTTTGCAACTGGCGCGGCGACGACACCGAGTTGCCAGATGTCGAGATGATCACCTCGGCGACCGAGAGCAGCGGTCAGACGTTGTTCTATGCGACCTGGTATCCACTGCCGCCCACGGGCGTCTACTGCAATCCGCCGGCGGCATGGAGAAATGACTTCACCGAGCTGCTGCTCGGCGGAAATTGGATTGCTGGCCGGCGCTGGGTGCAGTCCGTCACAGAGCGCTACCGGCTGGTCATGGAGGTTCAGCCGAGCGTTGCGGCGACCGGTCAGATTGTCGGTCGGCAGCGTGCCTCGTTCGAGATCGAGTCGGACAAGGCCGAGCGCTGGGAAAGCGACCCGATCACAGGCGGCAGCACCGGCCACGACGACGAGAAGGATGGCAACCGGCGTTTGTCTGCGCTGAACTGTTTGTTGGCCCAGGGAGCCACGACGCTCATTGCTGCGCACCGCGGCACGACCGTGACCTGGGATGTGCCGACGTCGATGATCCTGCCGATCGATCTTGTGCATACGCTCCGCCTCGCCGACCAGGGGGCGCGGGCAGTTGGAAAGTGCCGACGCATCGTTGACCGATTCGATCTCGCCTCTGGCAGCGCGCTGACCACGCTATCTATTGCGGTCATGCGAGGCGGCGGGGGCGCAGCAGACCCCCTTGTTCCGCCGGCTGGCTCGTCCGATCCCGTCAGCCCACCGTCGGGCGGGGGACAGCTCTCGACGCAGCTTGGAGGCCGCAACGGCAGCCCCCCATATGACGATGATGCGGACGGATTCTCCGGGAACTGGAGCAACCGCGATCCTGGCGCCGAGTTGTTCCCGCGGCGCTTTTCGTTGACCGCAAACGACATTCCGGAGACCTACCGGGACGAGCATGCGCCGGAGATCGCGGCAACCTACCGGGTAGCTGTACCTGATGACGTACTGGAGATGTAGCGATGGCGAGAGCCTGGATCAACAACTGGAAGACGACGCTGAGCGTCAGCTTGGCGCCTGGCGCCACTAGCCTGACGGTTCCGGATGCCGCCGCCGCGTTACTGCCTCTCTCCGGCGGTAGCTGGGTTCTGTTGACGCTGGTGGATGACGCTGGCGCTCAGCATGAGATCGTGAAAGCAACCGCCCGCGCCGGTGGGGTGGTGACGATCGAGCGCGCCCAGGAAGCCACCGCCGACGGCAACTGGCCGGCGGGGTCGGCGATCTATGCAGCCGTCACGGCCGGCGATCTCATGGCACTGCAAGCGCGAATCGCGTCCCTGGAGGGCGGCACTCCCGACGGAGCCCTGGTCGATGCGAGCGGTTCGGCCCTCGTCGATGGCGCCGGAAACAACCTGATCATGGAGAACATTTGATGGCAACTGTTACGCACGTCCTGTCCGGTGCTGGCGCTCCACCCTCGGCCCCGCCCAGCGTGGGCGCTCATTACGTAAACACGACAAACGGTGACCAATACCTTGCCAAGGGCACGGCCTCTGCGGCGGATTGGGTGAAGCAGGGCGGTGGCGGTGGCAGCGCTCCGAGCGAGGTGCTGCATGTCAACACCGACGGCCAGTTCCTTCTCGAGCCTCAACACTCATTTGTTGAGGCCCGTCTGTTCGCAATTCCCGAGCTCGGCACTGCCGCAATTGGAATCGATCCCAGCACATCCCGACAGTTCGACCTGAATATCAGGACCGCGGGTCCGAGCGGGCAGCAACTGCAGATCAGAGTTACGTCCGGTGAATTGCCAGGAGGGATGTCGATCGTTGGCACAACCAGGCAGTGGGCTGTTCAGGAGTCGTATGGATTCTTGATCAATGCAAATGACCTCAACGGCGAAGTGTGGGCGCGCGTCTATTTCGATGCTGACGAACTCACTCTCTCGATGCTTGTGTTCAGCGATGTGCCGAACGCGTAGGAGATAGCGCATGGCTCTATCAGACGAGCGCCGCAGCATCGGCGCGAGGAACGAAGCGATCCGCCGCGCCGGCGGCCAGCGGGTCGAAGCGGAGCGACGCGGTGACCAGGGCTTGACGGCGGCGCTCAACCGGCTGATCGAGCCGGAGCGTCAGGCGCGCGCACTGCGCAAGATCGATCCGCGCGGCGCCCTGGATGCAAAGCGCGGGCGGGCGGACTACAACCCCGCCGGAAAGCAGCTCGGTGGGGGTGGCGGTATTGCGAGCCCCCTGATCGAAGAAGATGCCGCCCAGCGCGAATATTACGAACTGCAGACAATCCCCACCAGCGATGGCCTGGCCTGGCTCCGGTATCGCAGCGTGAAGAAGATCGTCATGACCGACGCGTCAGGCGCAGAAGTGGTGATGGAGTACGCGAACGATGTTTCCCAATAGCCCGCTCGATGAAGCTCCGCAGGTATGGGGGTGGCCATGGCACGGCCTAATACGACAGCCAATCAACGCCGTTGATTCGACCCTGACGTTACCAAGCGGGCGCACGATGACGATGCCGCCTGTCAGGCTCGCAAATAATACGGCCCTTTGGGACGTAGGCATGCCTATCCCTGAAGTGGAAACCGGTGATCCAGATGAGCAGTGGCTAAACCGAGCGATTTTGCGTGGAACGGATTTGTCCGAAGCTTATGGCGGGGTTTCCTTACAGCCTGCATTTATACGTGGTTACACGATTCGATACGGCGTAAGCGTTCAATACAATTTTTTTCTCGAAACAATAGCTGCTAGCTGTTTGTTTCGGGATGGATTTACAGGGTTTTCTGGGACGGTCAGTAGCAATGCAATATCTCTGTCAGACCTTGGATTGCCCGTCAAGCCGGACGGTATCTCTTTCGAAGTTCTGGATGTAAATAACGACGGAACACGCCGTCTCTACCTGGCTAGATACCAAGAGACCGCTGGGAGTGGATTCATTGGTGTTGGTGGGATGCTTGAGTTGCGTGTGAGTGCGAGCGGCGCGAACAGCTTTCAAGCGGAACTGTCCGTGGTTGCACCTTGGGAGCGAATACAATTCGAGACTATCGACAGCAGTCGAACAGATGTTGACCCGAATACCCATACCCGCTTTTGGCGTGGGACGCCGGAGGACCCAGACGGCCCGTTCAATGAAAGCAGTGGAGAGCCGCCACCCCCGCCATACCCGGGGCATCCGTGGGCGCCTCACGTGTATAGAGTTCTAATCGGAGAGTTTTCAGCATCACTTCGCGCAAGGTCAACTGCTGGAGCGTGGTATGGATTGTCTGGCTCCCTTGAACTAATAACGCTCGAAGTTTCTATCGTGTCAACGATGTCGCGCTCGGCAGGTATCTCTGGCGATCACATCTCATTTAGCATGACCGAAGATATTTCGTTTTCCTACACCTTGAGCTCTTCTTCCGGCGGGTCCTCAGAGTCGCTGTACAACTCGCTTTCTACGAGCGGGGTTCTTAATGGGCCTGGTTCTATCCAATGGACTGACAGCATCACTGGTCAAAGTGTCGCGAGTGGATCGGAGTCTATTAGCTTGGGTGATATATACCTGCTTACTCCTGATGTTGGCGACAGTTATGCGGAAGGATTGGACTGGTCGTCGCCAATTGAGCTGTTCCCGGGGCGTCCGTCGACGATAAGCGACCAATCTGCGTGGCCGGTGCTTAGATACTCAAACAAGCTTCTAGGCCTTTTTTTCTATCGTGGTAGAGACCGTCGGTTTGCTGGAGTGGCTCTCACCCCGCATGGCCCCCACGGATCGCGTCAGGTTGATGTGGATGTTAGTGGCTTTTCCCCGTTAGAGATGGAGGCGTGGGGCAAGGGCTCCTACAACCCTCTCACCGGCGACGCTATACGCAACGACCCGAACGCCTTCTATTCCTACGTTTGATTCCTTCCAAAGGAGAAGCCGCATGACGCCGGCCTGTGTACCCCTGCGCATTGAAAAAGGGGCGACGTTCCGCGACGCACTGCGGATCATGCAACCGAGCCTGGTCTACCGGCCGATCACTCAGATCGCGCCGACCGCTCCCGTCCGGCTGACCATCCCTGGGCACGGATTGCCCGGCACGTGGCTGGCCTGGATCGATGGTGTCCAGGGTATGCCCGATCTGATCCGCGCCCGGTTTCGGCAACTGCCTCACCGGGTCGCGTCCATCGACGACAACACCGTCGAGATCAACCTGCTTTCAGCCGTTGGGCTGGCGCCTGTGGGCGGGCAATTGATCTACCAGCCACCCGTTGACCTGGCTGGCGCCGAGGTACGGATGCAGATCCGCGACGCGCCAGGCGGGACTGTGCTGATGACGCTGGCGCTCGGCTCCGGCCTTGAGATCGCTGGCGCCGGAACGATCTCGCGCGAGATATCGGCCTCCGATACCGCGGCGCTGATGTGGTCGTCGGCGGTCTACGACGTGGACGTGACCTACCCGGATGGAACGGTCCATCGCTACTACAGCGGACCGATCACTGTGAGGCGTGGGGGAGGGTGCGATGGATGACACCGCCGAGCCCTGGGCGCTGGCGATCGAGGTTGATTGCGAGCCGCTGGTGCTCAGCGAGATGCAGGAATACGCAGTCACCGTGACGCCGCCGGCCGATGTGCTGGTCGTTGTGGCTGGTGATCAGGGGCCGCCCGGCAGGGACGGCGTAGATGGCGCCCAGTGGGCACAAAGCGAGTGGTGAACATGGCTCAGATTCGATTTTTCAAAGTGGCAACCCTGCCGGGTACGCTGGAACCCGATTCGTTCTACTTCGTCGAGAACGGCAGCTACTCGGAGTCCTACCTGACGAACAGCGCCGGCGTGGCGCGCTCGATCGGTAACAGCGCGATGATCAACGCGCTGATCAACGAGGCGCTGGCCAGCCTGCCCGGCACAGGCGCACCGATCCTGTTCGTAGCCGATATCGCTGCACGCGATGCCCTGGAGCCTGAGGGTGCAATCTTCGTCCTGGTTCAGGATGCGAGCGCTGACCCGACAGTCGAATCCGGCGCTGCGCTGTACGCATGGAACCCGGCGACCAGCGCATGGCTGAAAGTGGCCGAGTATGAGTCGATGGACGTCGAGATCAACTGGGACGCGATCAACGGGCGCCCGACGTCGACGCCGGCGCAGATCGACACTGCCGTTTCCCAAGCGCACACGCACGCGAACAAGTCGACGCTGGACAAGTTCAGCGAGGATGGCGGCCTGGTTCGGTTCGGCGGGCAGCCAATTCCGGCGGAGTGGAACGGGGCGGCCTGGTAAATGGCCGTCCTCCAGACCCACAAGGTCGTCGCGCAACTGCCTGCCGCGCTGGAGCCGAACGCGATCTACTTCGTCCGGCGCAGCACCGGATACGACCAGTTCGTGACCAACGGCGCGGGCGTCGTGGTGGCATACCCGATGAACGTCCGCATCCCCGCGGCTGTGCCGGGGTATCTCGCCGATGGCTCCATGCTTCGGCTCACGATGAACCCTGACGGCCAACTGCCGGCCTATACCGCCGGCGGCGCAACTCTCAACCTACAGGTGCTGTTCAATGGCTGATGTACGACCGACGAAGTTGCAGAACGACGGCAACGGCTATGGCTCGCTTCGAGAGTTCGGGGACGGCGACACGGTGCCGGTAACACTCGGCGGAACAGGAGCTGCAACCGCCGCTGGTGCGCGCACGTCCCTTGGGCTTGGGAGTGCTGCAGTTAGACCTGCCCTGGGTTCAACTGGGGCTTTGTACTCGCGAGACAGCATTCTCGGCGCAGTCTCTCAGGCGAGCGGCATACCGTCTGGTGCGATTATTGAGCGCGGGAGTAACGCGAACGGGGAGTATGTGCGGTTCGCGGATGGGACGCAGATTTGTTGGACGAACACTCTCACATTCACCGCTGGGGTCTCATCAGTCGGTGCGAACTGGTCGTATCCGGCGAGCTTTAGTTCCTCGTACCCCATCGCTGGGGCTGTCTCCGCTTCTGGTGCTGGTGGAGACTATGACTCTGGCGTGTCGGCGAGAAACCAGGGAGCGACCTACTTCAATCCATCCGCGGGTACGGCTGGGGTGGGGTTCTTCTGCATATCGTCGGCATCATTCACGTCAGGCGCTCAGACTAGGAATAACAGGGTCGTCGCCATCGGGAGGTGGTTCTGATGATCATCAAGTTGTCACCGTACGCACCACTGCCAGGCAGCGACGAGCGCCTGTCGCTGAGCAGGGCTGGCGATGTGCTCGCCGTGAACGGCCAGGTGTTCGACTTCACACCGCTCCCGGACGGTGGTGAACTGCCGGCCGAGGCTATCGGGTCGGAGTGGTTCGCTGGTCCTGCACTGCGACGTGCCGGCCGGCTGGAGCTGATCCTGCGGTTCCCGCTGGCCGCTGATGCCAGTGCCGCTGCTCGCTTCCCTGAACCGTTGCTGATCGAGGCCGACGGCCCGGTGGAGTTACCGCGATGATCGACTGGAGCAAGTTAAAGACCGCTGAACAGCAGGCGCAAGAACGCTGGCAGGCTGAGTGCGATGCCGCCGCCGCAGCGCGGGCGAATGCCTACCGTCTAGAGAGTGACCCGCTCAAGACCGAGGCCGAGTTCGATGCTATCAAGGCCGGCGTGGAACCGAACTACTCTGCCTGGGTCGCCAAGGTCGAGGAGATCAAGGCCAGGTATCCGCTGCCTAAGGCTGATTAG